TGGTTTGCTTATACCTTTTACTTTACGCGCAGTGTCCCTAGCGTCCTGTACAGTAGCGTACTTAATACGCACAGTATCTTTAGGGTTTTCATCAGTGTATAGTCTACGCCCTGAACCCTTGGGTTTCTTTCCTGTACCTTTCTTAGGATCAGCCATTACTTGTAACCACCACCCGCATCTTTATAAGCCTTCGCTAACATCTGGGCTTTACGTGCTGACCACTGTCCCGGCTTTCCACCTTTTGACCCTGCCTTAATACGATTGAAAAGCCTCTTACGCATAGTAGGCTTAGTATAATTACCTGCCTCATTTACTCTAGATTTACTTTTCTTTTTCTTTGCTGGCATATTATCCTCCAAAAGTTTTAACAATAAATACAAGTACCCCGATTGCTATCATACCACCTAGTACCAGTACAAGTCCACCTACTGCCAGTTGGTGCATCAATTCCCTTCTCTCTTTTTGTCTTTTAGCTATTAAACGCAGATGTTCTTTTCTGGCTCTTTCCTGATCTGCCTTGGCTTGCTTAAACGCCTCCAAAGTCTCTGGATCTGCCACCAATAATATATCGTGTACATCTTTCCAGTATCTTTCATAGCTTTTCTTTATCTGGGTGAGCCTCAAGATTTCGCTCTGACTTAGAGGCTTGAAGGTGCTAGACTTCCGCTCTACTTCAAAATTTGTTAGAGCTTCTCCAAAATCGCTGATAGTACCCATAAGCTGCTGGATACCCTGCCCAGATTCATTAGCTTGTTTTATCAAAGTATTCAGACTCGACAAGATGGCAGAGGCGGCTGCAACTGATTCTATAATCATTTTCTAGTCTTTTCGTAGCTCCTCATTGCACCTAGACCCAACATGCCCATAAGAACAGGCATCATTGTCTCTAGCGGTACTAGAGGAATGACAATAGTTATTTCAAGCAGTGCCAGTACGAAGTTTGCAAATGGTATTGTAATAAAGTTTCCAAACATCCCCAGCCCACATGTCCAGCCAATAAAGGGTCTCCACCCGGATACAAACAAATTAGAGTTACTTGCTTCTACTTTGTTGACCTCTATCTGTGCCTTCATAAGATCTTGATGATGTTCTTCTGACATCGTTGCAATCTTATGAGCCAGCATAGCCTTCTGATCTTTGTCTTCAATAAATTTATCTAATAAACCAGTTACAGGGCCTACTAGTGTTGCTACTAAACTCATTATAGTTCTGCCTCTATATCTATCTGATCTAAAATAGTTTGTTGTTGTTCTTCAAACAAAAGACGAAAATCTTCTATTTTCATAAAGCCTAAGTCTTGTCTAGCTTGATGAAGTCGATATATTCGATATAATTTAGTTAACATTTCTTCACTATATAATATCATTAGTAGCTCCATACATGTGGTCTTGGACGAAAGTTCTGACTTTCAAGATTGTCAAGATGGACAAATCTTGTAGGGCCTTTCTGACTTACACCAATACCAGTAAAACCTGCCTCTAGAGCGCCCTGTATTAGCTTGTAAGCCTCTTCACCTGATACCCCTATATCTATGGCCCTGCCTGATGCATGTGCTCCCGGAAAGGCTTTACGGGCTTCTATGGGGTGATTCTTACAACGGTACGCAGAGTTAACAGGGAAGCTAAAACCCATCTTTTCACGTAAAGTATCTACTTTCTGCATAAACTCATCATCCATACCAGTTTTATTGCAGTGTCTACATACTAATTCTTTTTCTGTAAAATATTTATACATTATCTATTTCTCGGATCTTGGGCTTTTTCTATTAAGTTTATTATTCTTTTTTGTTGTACAGGATCAGCTTCTTTAAATGCTGGAAGATTTGTAATTGATTCAGATACTTCAGTTTTTCTACGAAGCATAGGTAGCTCTTGTGTTATTGCTGGTGTAGCATCCTTACCTGTTTTAAATTTAGCTTTAGTAGCTCTACGAACTTTCTTTTTTTTCCGCTTTGTAATATCTCGTTTAGTTTTTACAAACTCAATTCTATTTTTTAGATCAGGTGGAGCCAATGGATTTTTTAATACAAATTCATAAGGAGCATTTTCATTATCTCTTGTAACTAAAAAATCACCATCTGATGTAGACATAACAGTTACAGGTTTACCATCTTGTGTAGCAGGAAAAACTCTATCTGTTTTAGGATTATAAGATTCTAATTCAGGATCTTCTTTTAAACCTACAATACCTAACTCTGGATCATCTGCAGTAGGCTTACCTACTTTAGCTCTTCGCATTTCATCTGCTTTTTCAAATTGGAAATACTCAGAAGGTATATAAGGTTTTTCTTCTGTAACTATAACCTTTTTAATATAATCAGTACTAGCATCTTGAGCTTCTTTAACACTTATTTCTGGAGGTAATATAGATGCAAAAGCTTGAGCAATAGGATTTCTTATATCATTATTTAAAGGATGATGTAAAAACTCAGCAGGCTTATTAGTTCCTCTTCCTTTAATAAACACGACCATTTCTGAAGCTGTTAAAGCTTCTCCTAAATCTTCACTAAGATATTTAGAAGCTTGACCTTCAAACATTTCAGTCATAAAATAAAGTTGAGGCTCTAATTGATAAGTAAAATCTAAATTTTCTTTTTTTGCCTCTCTAGCTTGCACTTGTGCTACTAAAGAATCATAAAAAGTTTTTTGACCTTCATCATTTAAATTAATTTCAGTAGCTAATTTAACTAATCTTTCTGGTGTAGCTGCTTCAATAGTTAAAACTTTGCTAGGTAAATATTTTATTTCATCATTTTGTGCAGGTAATAAAGAAGTTATTAAATGATAAGGCCCTTTAGCAATATCATTTTTAAATTTTTCATCAGATAACCCAATACTAAACTTTGTTTCTTCAAGAAAATCTATCTTATCTTGATCTGAAAAATCAGAATTAATTTTATCGTATGTTTTTTTGTCTAGTACAGGAATATTAGAGCTTTCTAAAAACATAGTATCATCTAATAATACCCAGTTTTGTTCCTCTTGCATCATTTCTTTAGTTATGCGAGGATCAATATCTGTATATTCTTTTGTAGGAATTTCATATTCTACTAAAGGTTCATCAGGAATTTGATCTACTTTTAACTGTACGCCTGAAGTAAGACCAGCATCTCCACGAACAGGAGCAAGAGTTTCCCTAGCTCCCGGCATTACTTTATCTATTTCTTCTAACAATGTTGTAGCTGTCGCACCTATACGCTGTCCCGCAGTTCTTACAGGTGCTTTTCCAGTTTCATCTTTTCCTATTCTTATAGACTCTGTTACTGTAGCTCTATCAGCAAAATCTTTTTTATTTAATGGAGTATGTTGAATAGAATCATATCCTGCAGATTTAAACGCTTCTATAATTTCTTTTTCAACTAATATAGGATGTAAAGACATTACAGATTCATTTTGTGCAGGTATAAATCCTAGACCTCTTGATATAGCTTCAGGAAGTCTTTCTCTTTCTTTTTTGATTGTTTTTAAATTTTTAGCTAATTCTGAATCTGTTTTGCTAACTTGATCAATAAAATCTTCTTGATCTAAAAAGTTTGTAAAAGAATTAACTGTAGGTATTTTACCTTTATATATAAAAGGATTTAAAGTCCGTATTGTTCCTCTAGGACTACCTAAATTTGTAGGATTTGACTCAGCAATAGCTAAACCATTATTACTAATTTTTAAATACACAGGTGTTTTAACTTGTGATTCCCTAACGTGAGCATCTATACGATCTTTGCGATTAGCACTACTAAATATTTCTCCTGCTCTTTCATCTAAATAAGTAAAAAAATCTTTACCTTGTTTTCTAATTGCCTTAGCTATAGGGCCACCACCTACAAACTGTTGTCGGTTATTAAGAATATCCCCAGATTGATCAGAGTAAGATATTCCTGTAGTCCTATCTATACGTTGACTAGGATTTAAACCAGTTCTAGGAACTTCTTGATCAAGCTTACCCCCTTCAAAAAACCTTGCTTTTTCAAAGTAATCTCTTTGTGTGTTTAACCAAGCTTGCAAAGATTGTTGTTTTTTAGGCGGCTTTAATCCTATAGCTCTATCTATATCTTTACCAACTTCTTGTATATCTTTTTTTAAGTCTCTATTATCTTCTAAACTAGGTAAAGATCTATATAAACTATATCCCGGTACATTAGTAGCTAAAAGCTCTCCGGGGCCTTTACGATAGATAAGAGCATCTACTGCATCACCTACAATCGGGCCTGTAACAGCTTTTACAGAAGAACCTAAAAAGCCTCCACCAATTTCAGCATTTTCTCTAGCTCTATCTGCAAAGTCTAAATAGCCTAAGCCGCCCCAACGCTGCACTGCATCTTTTAAAATATCATCAGTTTCTTGTTCATCGCCTTTGTAATCTTTAAAATTACCACCATTTCTAATCCAGTTAGTTCCTGCAGCAGCAGCAGTCATCAACAATCCAGTTGATAAAATCTTAGCTCCTCCACGTACAGGATTTCTTGCTGCCTGACCATAAAAGTTTTTAAGCACTGTATTTGTAAAAGCTGTAGGATACCCTAAGAACTGAAATAAAATTGTTCCTATAGGTGTTTGTTGCACATGAGGACGTATAGAAGAAGCTTTAGAGGGATCAAGAATTACTTCATTAGTAAAACGTGCAGCACCTCCCATTACTTGCTTTTCATAAAAATCATCCCATTTACGCAAGCCTGTAATGTTATCTCTTATAAGAACACCATCTTTATCAAAATCAGGAGTATATTTGTTGGCTCCTGCTTTTACCCAATTCTTACCCTTTTCTATATCAATACCTAAATCTAAAAGTTCTTGTTCTAAACGATCTATTTTCTTTTTGTTAACAGCATTAGGGGTAGCTTCTAGTTCTACTATTTGTTTTAAGTTACGAGTAATTAAATCTTTACCCATAGTAAAAGAAGCAAGTTGAACTGTACGAGTCCACTGTTCTAGTAAGTTTACTTTAAAGAAACCATCTTGGATTTTTCTTCCTCGTACACTTTGAACACCCTCACCAGCTAAACTATCAATGCGTTGGGCTACTGCTTGATTAATACCAAGAAATACTCTGTGCATTTCTGCAAGAGCATCTTCTTTACTTAGTTTATGTCTGTCTTGAAGTTCTCTAAGAGTATTTTCGCTTGAGCGTTGCACAGAAAACTTTAATGTCTGTCCCATACCTCTAGCCCAATTAGTTATACTAGTTCTAGTAAGAGGTATAAAAATCTCTGTTAAACTTGAGAGAGTAACCAAAGGTAAATGTGCTAACTGCTGACTAATTTTAACCGTATCGCTTAAAATATTTAAACCATTCATACCAAAAGCTGATTGATCTAAACCAGTTGTAAAGTTATAAAGTTTAGCAAGCTCTTCTTTATCAGCGTTATTTAAAGTTATTCCTTTTTCAGCAAGTTCTTCAGAAGCTCGCTTTACAAAAATTTCATTAAACTCTTCTAAGTTAATGCCTAGTGTAGACTTTCTTGCATATAATCTAGAGCTTTGATTAAAATAATCACGCATTAAAGTATCAAAATCACTAGATATAAACTTTTCAATTTCAAAGTCATCTAGCATAAATAATTTTCTAGGGCTAAATGATGAAGGCATAACAGTGCCTAAAGTATCTATATCTAAAGTATTGACTTCATTTTTTTTACTAAGCATGTCATCAATAATTTCATTAGCTACTTTTGTTTTTTGTCCTATTACTTCTGCTGTATTAGGTAAAGCACGTTCAATCTCTTTCTTTTCTTTAGCTACCTTTTGCATTAAAGCGCCTAATTGAAAAGAAGATACTTCATTTTCAAACATAAGGCCATCAACAGAAACACTAACATTATATTTTCTATTTATAGCTTCTATAAAATTTTCTAAGTCTTTTTTATTTTTAGAAGATAATTGAGTTTCTAATTCTTCATAAGCATCGCTAAGCCCTATTAACTGTTGATAACGCACACGATCAGAACCTTCAGGTAATAAAGACATCATAGTAGTATCGTCTAATGATACAGCATCAGACTTAACCATAATATCTGCTAGCTCTCTTCTGTTACCCTGTACCTCTTCCCAAGACCAACGGCGAGGGAACCAAGAGTTAATACCATTATTTAAAGGTCTACGATATACACCTACGTTTGCACCATCAGATAATACACTATTTGCAAGCTTTCTTATTTTAGAAGCTACTTTATAATGTACATCCGTAGCTCCTTCTATTTTTATTGATCCATCTTTACGGCGCATTAAACGAGAAAGAATTAACTCATCGTCTTTACTAATCTTGCCTCTAGGTGCTAAAGGACGTATAATATCTTCATATGCCTGATGATACTTACCATTATAATTATTTAAAACAGAGTGATAATCACTTCCTAAAGGCGCAGCACCTTTACCCTTTTTAAACTTGTAGGTATCATATCTAAATGTTTGAAGCATTCTTTGTAGTGTAGGAGAAGATTCAGCTAAAGTTAAAAACCTAGTAACTGGTTTACCCACTGTTTTAGATATAACAGCATCTTTAGCTTTAGATGCTTTAAATGCTAAACTATTTTCATCTACAAAACTTTCATCAGAAAACTTTACAAGATTATAATGTGCTTCTGTTGAAAATTTAGTAGATACTTTAGAAAATCCTCCACCTATAGCACTACCTAAAACACCGCCTATTATAGCTGAAGTGCCTACATCGTATAAATTTAAACCATCTCTAATATCTATACCATCTATGCTTTCTCTTTCTTGACGCAAGTATTCATCTGCGCCTGCCCATGCTGCACCTTCAAGCGCACCAAACAATGCAGTGTTTCTAGTCTTATCTTTATAATATTGTTTAACAGCCTCTTGCCGCTGCATCTTACCTTTTCTTAATGTAGCTCCCCAATCAAGCTCTCCTGTAGCTTTATAAACATCAAAAGAATCTGTATCTTTTCTTGCATATATAAGGCTTTTATCATTTTTAAAAGTTTTACCTACTTTTTTTAAACCTAACTGTGCTGCTTTAGCTAAACCTTTATTAGCAAAAAGACCTGTAGCACTTGCACCTCCAGTAAAAGGTGCAGCAATAACAGCAGCTAAAGTAAAAGGATCTGTAGCTAAATCAACACCAGCATCTGCAACAAACCCTAAGTACTGTTTAAAACCCCCCATATCTGCATTATCAAATCTTTGACGTAGATAGGTATAATCTTTCTTTTGTTGATCTGTAAAAGAAGGCATATCTATAAGACTACGCTTAGCACTAGTACCTAAGTTCCATTCTTCATCACGCAGGTATTCATATACATCGTCTACTGCATTATCATCTTCACCAATACTGCTTAAAAATCTTTCAGCTACCCTAATATATTCAGGATCATTTTCTAAAGTATCTAAAGTATCTTTAGCACGAGAACCAATCTTAGTAGGCGTAAAACTAAAATCATATTTTTGATTTGTTTTAGTCAATTACTTATCCCTTTTAGATTTAAGATTTGCTAATACACCATCAATAATATTTCTATCAATTCCTTCTTCAATCATTTCATCTTCTACCCTTTGCAATCCTTCTTCATTAGGTGTAAAAGCTCTTAAATTCATTATTGAATTAGCAATTTGAGAAATTTCTATATCATCATCTATCTCTTTCATTTCTTCATCAGAAATAGTAGTTGGTCTATTATCTTTTTGTGGCTTTACTTTTCTAGCTGATCTTCGAGTAGTTTCACCAAATATATCTCTATAAGTTTCTGTTGCCAGTTTTCCTAAATCAAAATCAGGATCTCCTTTTCCTAACTTTTCTCTAAATACTCTTTGCTCTATCTCTGCTATTCTGTCTTGTTCTGCTCTTTCTTGATCTCGTTTTTGTTGTTCACCCTCTTGTCTACTCCTCACAAAAGCCATAATTTGATCAAACTTTTCAATATTACCTGAAGCTCTAGCTTCGTTAGCTTCATCTATTAATGTTGCATTATCAAGATTTGCATTAAAAAACTGTTCTTTACCTTTATTTTCATATTCAATAAGTTTTCTTTGAACAGCATTAGCTACTTCACCTAAACTTGATGATTTAACAAGAATCCTATCAGTTTCTTCATCACGAAATGTAAAATCATCAATGTAAACATCCATTATAATTTCTCTTTTTTGTGCTTCAGTTGGGAGCTTTCCATAGAAAAATCCCTCTTCATTTTTATTTATAGCTTCTTTAGATAAATCAAAAACTTGATTAGCAAAATGATCAAACTGAGCCATATTGACTGCATTAATACTAAGAAGGCCACCTGTTTTATCTGAAACAGCATCAGGCCCTAAAAATTTAAGATATTCATCTACTTCATCTGTATCTAAAGTATTAAATAGTCTTTCTCTTAGTTCAGTATTGCCTCCTAATGCTTCACCTGCATAAAGTCTTACTTGAGCTGTTAATCTACTTATATTAGCCATTTGCTCACTTTGCGAAACTTCATTAAACTTTCTAGGAGTTACAGCCCTATCCATTAACGCTGCTATCTCTTCTGGTTCAGTTATACCTTCTAAATTATTTCTAATTATGTTCTTAGCATCATCCTCAGTAAGTACAGAATTAGCCCCCAGTAAAGGATTTGTATTATTAGAAGGATCTTTATGAAAATCATCAACATAAGCAGCAGCTAAACCTCGGGCATTAGTTACTTTTGCTAGGCTAGCTCTTTCTTCTGCAATACGACCTGCAAATTCTTCAGATGAATCAATATAATCTATAGAAGTCTGAGCATTCATTCTCAGTCTTTGTAATTGTTTTAACCTTATTTTTTCGTCAGGCATAAGAGTTCCTGAGTCTTGTTTAACAATTAAAGGTTGTATTTGCTCTTCAACAGAATTTATAATCCTACGAGCACCAATTAATCTATCAACTTTCTCTTCACTATAAGAAGCATATTCATTTTTTAAAGCATCATAATCTTTACTTATTTCTTCTCGTTTTTTTGCTTTTTGCTCGTTAGTTAAAGAGGGATCTGCATTAACTGCTTTTCTTGCTAAACTTTCAAATAATGTAAGCTTAGTAGTAGCAGCAGTGCGTCCTTGATCTCCAAAAACAATAGAATTAAAAAAACTATTAAACTCTTGCATGGACATATTTGGATTTCTATGCATAACTTTTTGTAAAGCATCAGTAGCTTCTTGTTTTAAACCCGGAGCTAATTGAGTAAGAATGCCAGCATCTTCAGCAGATAAAGAAGCCCAAATACCTAAATCAGAATCTTTAACAGCTTGATAATATTCTTCAGGGGTTTGAGCACCTGTCCATTGTTCCATAGCCTCTACACCTTTTTGAATCTCGCTAGTTAAATAACGATTACGAAAAGCTGCAATCTGCTCTTGTTGATATTGAAGTTTACGCGCTAGTTTTCCACCAACTTTACTTAGTAATCCATAATTATCAGGATCAATAGTAATTCCTTGATCTTCTAAACTTTTTAGGTTAACATTAAATTTTTCAAAGTCAAAAGCCTGTCCTGAGCGAACATAATTAGCTTTATCCATTACAATACTGTTATAAAGATTTTCTACAGCTTGATGACTTTCTTCATTCATACCCCAAGATGCTCTTTGATCTTCATAGTCTTGATAGTTTTTAAAGTTATGTCTAGGGATAAGATTAGGAAACTGACTAGAAACAGTAGCCCAAGCTTGATCTCCAAAAACTTTTCTAGCAGCATTTAAATTCTGTTGAGAACCTTTTGATTCATCATCAAATTGAAAGCCTTCACTCAATAACTTATCATATTGTCCTGAAGTTTCTTTACTTCTTTTTATATGTTTAGCTGCCTCTGCTCTAATCTTAGCTAGTTCTATATTATTTTCAAAATTAGCTTCGTCCATTTTTTCACGTAGTTTATAACTTTGATAATTATCAGCTACACCTACTAACGTGGTAAGAATATCTCCACCATATCGTTTTAAAAACGAAGGCTTACTCCTTCGTGTTTGTCCACGAATTTCATCTACAATAGAACCATAATCAAAATCTTCAATACTTGTAGCCATTACATTTTTCCTAATAAACTTGGTTCAGGAGGTGTTTCTTCTACTGATTTAGTAGGAGCTAATAAACTTTGAGTTTCAGGAATATCTAAATCTTCAATAGTATCTATAACTTTAGAAGGTACACTACGAATATCTATACCTCCTTGTTTTCTTAAACCTTTAAACTCTACTTCTTCTTTTATAGCATTCATTACTTCATTAGCAAGTTCTCTTTGTTCTTCTTCATCTAACTCACTTTTCTCACCTTGATATATTTCATAATCTGCAAAACCTGCTCGTTCAGACAAAGCCATAAGAACTACCATAACTGGTTCTGCTAGTAGAAGCACCATATCAGGATTAAAGTAACCTTTTCTAAAACCATCTTCTAAAAGTATCTGTGCTATTTCTGCAATGGCAAGTTCTTGAGATCCTAAAATTTCTAAAATACCTACTAATCTTTCTTCATCCCCTAAAATACTTTCAGTAATAAAATTTAATGCTTCATTTACTTTAGTAAAACGTGGAGGACTTTCCCACGGATAAGGGTTATCCACAGAATTAGTCAACGACTGTCCGGGTATTGGCCTATTAAATGGATTAACCATTTCTAAAGTCTGCTGATCTAACAGTTGTCCTTCATCCATAATTTAACTCACTATACCTGCTACAGAATTTAAAGAACCATATATATTACCAAATCCTGCTTTCTGCCTAATATTGTTTAAAGTAGTAAAAGGATTAGTAACATTTCCTGTAGCCATTTGATTTGAAAAATCCATTGCTACAGTTTGAGGCTGATAAGCTGTTGTAGCTCCTTGTTCAGCAAGACCTGCTGATATTGCTGCTGAATAAAGGTTTCGTCCTGCTGGCATACTAACTTCTTCAGGCCCTGCAAAAGTTCTTGCTGCAACTGTTGCTGTATTATAAGCACCTCTACTACCTATAAAACCTGTAAGCTTTCCTTTTGTAAGTTCTCCAAGATCATAAGTCATAAATCTTTCAGCAACATTACCAGCACCGCTTAAAAGATTATCTCCTGCTTGAAAAGCTTCTTTAAAGCTAGTAAACTCTTGAACTCCCGGTAATTGTGACGAAGGAGTTAATTGTAAACTTGTCCCTGCTTCTGTTTTTAATCCTTCAGTTAAAGGCACTAATTCATCATAACGTGTTCTTACTTCAGGATTTTTTAACATATCTGCTAATTTTTTATCTGGTACTTGAAACTCTGCTACTCGCGATTCTATTGTAGGTTCTACGGCTGGTGGTCTGCTAAGCACCTCAGATTCTCTTATAAATTCCTCAACTTGAGGACTTGTTGTTGCATCTAATGTAGTTGCAGAAGGATCTTGTAATAAACTTGTGCCTTTTGGTGGTGGAGTTTTTACAACAGTTTCAACAGGTGCAGGAGTTTGAGTAAGTACTTCTTGTGGAGTGTATCTTCTAACAACATCAGAATCTCCTGCAAATTTAGCTGTATTATTTAATGAAGATTTAAGTCCAGAATCTACGGCTGATGAAATATTTCCTGTTCCAGTAAGATTTGCATTCTCTGCCAAAGCTCCTAGTTTACTAACAGCTTCAGCCTGACTATTTATTGCTATGTTTCCATTAGTAGTTAATTCTCTACCTAAATCTTGACTAACTTTAGCCCCTAAATCTGCACTTGCTTCCGCAGTTCTTTTAACAGCTTCTTCAGTTGCTTTTTCAGTTGCTTTTTCAGCAGCAGCTTTTGCAGCTTCTTTTGCAGCCCTTTGTTGTGCTGTAGAAACTCCTTCTTCAACAACGACTGCACTAGAACTTTGTGCAGCACTAGCAGCAGCTTGTGCTGTCCCTTGCGTTAAACCTTGATACATAGCTTTAAAAACAGCGCCTACACCAAATGCTAAAGATACCATACCAATAATTCTTCCTATTTTAGAATTCATTATTTTCATAATACCTTTACCTAATTTTTTTAAGCCTTTTCCTATTTTCTTAAAAAATTTCTTCATAGTAATAATAATCCTTTTGATGTAGTATTTTTAAAATTTTTACAGTGAAAATAATGCTTTTGATATAGCTGAACTTAGATACATACCAGTTTTGTCTCTTTTATAAGCATCAGCATCTTGACCTAAAGCTGCTACAATAATAGAAGCTCTTCTAGCTTGATCTCCTTCATAAGCTTTAAACTCATGGTCAGCTTGATCTCTCATTTCTTGCCATAAAAAAGCATTAGCTTGTTGAGTCATATTGTATGCATTCATAGAGTTTTGCATATTAACTGCATTTTCTGTAGCAGTATCTAATTCATTAGCTCTACGCCTCCAAGCAACATTAGATGCTTCTACTGCTGCTGCATTTGTAGCATTCCATGAGTCTCTTTGAAAACTTATATTAGCATTAAATTTATTAATATCATTTGCCATAGTAGCATTAAACTTATTAATATCTGCTGTTCTATTTGCATTTTGAGCCTTCATTGAATTCTGTTGAGAAACATTAAATTGACTCATTGCATTACTTTGTGTAGCATTAAACTGATTCATAGTAGCTGCTAAATTAGTATTAAACTGGTTAACTTGGTTTTCTGATGTAGCATTAAATTGTCTAGCTGAATTTTCAGCAGCTTGATCTGATAACATTCTTTGTTGTTCTTGTTGAGCATTAAGAACCACTGTTTGTTGTTCAGCATTTAAATTAGCCATATCCATTTGTAAAAATGCTTGAGCATTACTTATAGCTACTTTAGTGCGTGCATCAGCATTAGCCATATCCATAGATGCCAATGCTGTAGCATTTTGTATAGTTGCTTGTTGACGAGCATTAAAATTTGTAACAGTCATAGTTTGCATAAAACGACTATTAGCTAACTCTACTTGTTGTGCTGCATTAAACTTTGTAAGATCTACATTAGCTACCATAGCTGCATTCTGAATTGCACGTTGTTGATCTACATTAAGTTGTGCTTGATTCATCTCTGATGCAATTTTTCCTTGCAACAAATTAGTTTGCATACGAGTATTAAGATTAGCTAATTCAGTTTGTTGTGCAGCAGTAAGATTTTCTGAACTTGCTTGATTCAGAGCAGAAAGATTTGCAAGTTTTATTTGTTGATCATTACTTAAATTAGCAAGTTCCATCTGTTGTCTAAACGCAGCATTCTTAGATAAGAAATCAGCAGCTACTTGCATCTCTGCAAGACGCTCTTGATTCTGAGCAGTCATATTCTCACGCTGAGTAGCATCTTCTATTTGAAGATTAGCAAGCTCTATTTGCTGCTGATTACCTAAGTTTTGAGCATTAGAAGCTTGTTGGTTCTGTGCATTTAATACAGCTCCTTGCTGTCTATTTTGTAAATTTTGAGTACGTGTTTGTTGTTGCATTTGTGCAGAAGTCATTATAACATCTTGTTTAAATTGACTTTGAAGCACGTTCATTTGTTGAGCCATTGTAGCTGTCTGAGAAGCTGCTGTTTGTCTATTAGACAAATTAGCCATACGACGTTGCATATCCAGCGTAGACTGCTGCATATTAGCTTGTTGCTCATTAGAAAGATTTTGCGCTGCTCGTGCCTGAAGCGCCTGTGCGTTGCTTTGAGCCATAGGCATAGCAGAGGTTATGATAGCATTAAAAAGCGCGTCACGGCCCACTGAGGAGGCTGAGAGACCCCTTTGTGCAAGCATTTGCTCTACATTAGCTAATGCAGGTTTTGCCCACGCAGGAGTATTACCATCTTCCATTCCTGCCAGTAAACTTTCCATTTGAGAAGATACTAAAGCTTCAGTAGGCAAAGCTGCTACTGCTGCTTGAACTTCTACAGGTTGATCATCAATTTGTGCTTCTACTGTTGCAGGGTCTTCTACAATAGCTGCTGTAATATCAGGGGGTAACTCACCTACTTCTGCAAGCATTGCTGCTGCTGCACCTTTTGCGGCTGTACCTTTTACTATACGTCTTTGTGCAGCATCATAGCCTACAGTCTCAACAATTTGTGCTGCTTGTCCATCATCAGCAGGCTTACCTGTAATAGCTTCTCGCTGTGCTGCTTCTGCTTCTTTAGTAGGAGCTACATCAGCTACTTTACCTGTAACTTTATCTACATAAGATCCATCAGATATTTCAAAGTCTGCTACATCTGCTTGTGCTTCTGCTTCTTGTGCAGCATCTCTTTCAGCCGCTACAGCCCTTTCAGTTAAAGTAGCTTGTGCTGCTTCTGCTTGAGCTTCATCACTTACTGTACCTTGTGCAGCAACTGCATCTTCTTTATCTCCTACTTTAGCAGCTTCCATTGTAGCTGCATCAATTTCTTCAGGAGTCCTAGCTTTTGTTACTTTAGCTTTTGTAGCTTTAGGTTTTAAACCTTGTTTTGAAGCTTTTGCAGTTTTAGCTTTAGATTTTGATGATAATTTAAATTTAGTAGTATCTTGTGTTACCTCTTTACTATCTGCATCAATCTTACTTAAATCATCAGGATCTAAATTAACATTTGGTGCAGCTTTTTCAAAATCACCTTTAGCAAATTGTTCTGCTCTTTTAGCAGTTCTACCTAAACGCTTTTCTTTTTGTTCATCAGGTACAGGAGGTGCAGATTTAGGAGTAGTTTGAGTAGTAATTTTTTCATTGTCTTCATTATCTCTATTATCTTCGTCATCACCATTTCTTAGTTGTTTACCGGGGCCACCAGCTACTGAACCCATATCAAAATTTATTCGAGAACTGTTAGCCCTCTTTTGTTTCAAAGCTTTTAAAACTCTTCTGCTATTTCTATTAGATCTTTTTTTACTCATGTTTTATCCTAAAATTGAAACAACAACAGTTGCTGCTGTAGTGACTACAACAGTTACCACTAACCAAGCAAGCCTCTCCCAACGTGCAGCATGGTTATCAGTAGTCCTACGAAGTTCTCTTAGCTCTACAGTGCATTCAGCCCAACGCTCTCCACACTCTCTCTCATGCTCTGCAATGCGTTCAAGGGCTTCCAGAGCTATNTCCATTTCAGTCTTCATCTGAAGCTTTAAGCCCACGGAGTTCCAGAAGCTTGTATAGGTGCTGCTTTCTTGTTAATCTGACCTTGAAGACCAGCTTCTTTCTCAGCGGCTGAGTCCTCATCTTCATCAGCATCTAACGCAGCTTTAACCCATGCAATAGCATTATCTTTTGTTACACTATCATAAGCGATAAATCCTTCTGCACTAGGATCACCAGATACGCCTTTAGAGCCGTAGCATTCTGCGCTGTATTCAGTACCGTTAATTGTTTCGACGGCTGTAAGCCTCCAGTGAATGTTAGTGATTAACCCAGAGGAGACTTGCCTGTCCACCTGTGGAATATTCCATGTGAATGTTGCAGCCATTAGCTACCTCCTTTCAGCTTTTTAATTTCTGATTTAAGTTCTTCTATTTGTTTTTGTTGCTCTTGTATTGCGCTAACAAGGTATGGCACAAATTCAGCTTTATAAATTGTCCAAGGATTTTTACTCGGATCATCGCCACCTTCACCAGCACAATTTGGCAACACCTTCTTAACTTCTTGAGCAACAAAACCTATTTCAGTTTCACCACTCTTCTTCCAATCAAATTGACGAACATCAAGATCAAGAATTTTGTCTAGTTGACTAGGCGCATCAACAATATTTTCTTTAAGCCTTTCATCAGAGCCTGTACCAAATGCCAAACTGGTTGATGAAGCCGACTGAATTGTTCCTACTGTACTGTCTTCATCGGTAAAAATCATAAACCTTGAGCCGTTGCCCAAGGCAGTATCGTCTTGGAAAGATACTTCGATGATTGGGTTATCAACACTTGTAACGGTGGACTGATGGCAAATAAATTTAGCACATACTGCATCAAGGTTTTCTTGTACAACAAAATGTGCTGTGTCTGAAAAGTTTGTAACAGGTGTTGCAGTTCCAATTTGAACTTGCCCAAGGTTATCAATCCTCATGGCCTCGCTAGTCGAATTGGAGCCATCAGCGGTGGTGTGAAATTCAAGTCTACCGGGAACATCGTTTGCACCCGGCGTTCCATCTAAAGCTCCTATGATTTTTGCTGCTTGGTGAGCAAAATCAACACCATCAGCAGCCACAAAAGAAACTCGTCCAAGGGTATCACCATCTTGCACAATGGTAAAATTATCCCCGACACTGGTAGATCTAGATTTTGAAAAATTTAAATATGGCCCAGAATTGTTACTTGTATAACGGTTAATTGACATACCCGAATTAGCATTACTGTTGCCTTGTATTTGAAAGGTTGAATTAACCGACACCGAACTAACAGGGGCATTATTATTCATTACGACAACATTGTTACCACCATCAACAAAAAACTTATTGGCTGCTCCATCGGTTTCAATACGGAAGTCTAGGTCTGCTGAACTTTCATTAATAATCGTTTCGGTAGAACTACAATTAATTCTGTCATGACTATTCGTAGCATCAATGATTCTTAACGTACCGTTACCATTTTTTATTTGATAATCTGGATTATGGTCGGTATCGGTAAGAAAAATACTCGGGCCGGAACTTGTAGCAGTAATATCACCAGCAACTGTTAGCAAAGTTGACGCAGTAGTCGTGCCTATTGCAACATTCCCATCCGAAGTTATCCTCATATGNTCACTTTCAGATGCGGCACCATCAGCAGTTGTCATAAATTGCAAAAGTCCGGGCATATCATCTGAGCCGGGAGTGCCAGATACTTGCGATTGTATTCTTGCAGTGCGACTAGCAATGTCACTACCATCGTCACCTGAGAACTGTATCATTCCAGTAGTATCGCCATCCTGAACTACTGCTCCTCCCGCTGTTGCAATAGAACCGTTTCGGCTTTTTCCTAACACGAAACGAGGGCCACTTGTATCAGCAGAGTATCGAACTAGACCGATGGCAGAGCCTCCATTGTCAGTTCCAACAACGCTCAAATGAGGGTTAATATTAGCTACCGCTACATTAGCGTCAAAGCCAAGCATCACTCGGTTAGTGCTTCCTTGGATAAACAAAGCATTCTCATCGGTATCTGTTTCAACTCGGAAATCTAGGTCTACACTACCTTCATTAAATACAGTTTCTGTAGCACCAAATTTTGCTCGACTCCTATTTGAGCCAGCTACTATCGTAGAAAGGGTAAGTTCTCCGTCTTCTGTACCATCACTTGCATCTCTAATCGTGGTTTGAATCCGACCATAAGTTTTTCCTGCAGAAGCATCGTTTAATCCATTAAAATTCATTCGACCAAGCAAATCATCATCTGCAGGAGAAGAAGACTCACGCTTAAAAACAATCAAAGGCCCAAGGCTTGCATCTGCGTCTGTTGAACTAACCGTGAGTGCCGCATCATTACCATCTACTGTAAAAGTTGCGCTAGTGCCTGTTATGGCTCCTGTAACATTTAGAGTAGATGCCATATCTACGGCACCATCAATATCTACTACGTCAAGATTGGTAGTACCATCTACATCTAGGTCACCATTAAAATCGGCATTACCCGCAAGCGTAAGCGTAGATGCCATATCCACAGCACCATCAATGTCTACTACATCAAGATTAGTAGTACCATCTATGTCTGCATCACCTGAAATATCCAACGTAGCTGCGTCAAGTTCACCAGTAATTGTAAAGTTACGAATACCTGTGTAGTCTTTGTTAGAATCAAGTATAACGGCTTTAGAAGCTACAGCAGTTCCTATAGCAGTGCTTCCTAAGTCTAAGGCATTTAGTTCACTAAGTACGGCTGTAATACCATCTAAGGTATTAATCTCAGCCGCTGTGACAGTCACACCGTCAAGGATGTTTAGTTCTGCCGCTGTAGCTGTTACAGTCGTTCCGTTTATAGAAAGTGCATCTGTTTCAAGGGTTCCGTCTACATCTACATCACCTGAAATATCTAAAGTAGCTGCATCTAATTCACCTGTAATTGTTAAGTTGCGAATACCAGTATAGTCTTTGTTCGCATCTAAAATTACGGCTTTAGAAGCAATAGCAGTACCTACTGCGGTACTACCAAGATCTAATGCATTGAGTTCTCCTACAACTGCTGTAATACCATCTAATGTATTAATTTCAGAAGCGGTAGCTGTTACACCATCAAGTATATTTAATTCAGCGGCTGTACTTGTAACTCCGTCAAGTATATTGAGTTCCGCTGCTGTAGAAGTGACCGTTGTGCCGTTAATAGATAGTGCATCAGTTTCCAACGTACCGTCAATGTCGGCATCTCCTGATATGTCCAATGAACCTGCATCTAACTCTCCAGTAAGTGTAATGTTCCTAAAACTTGCTACGTCTTTATTAGAGTCTACTGTTACTACTTTACCAGCGACCACAGTCCCTACTGACTGCCCAGTGTCGCTATAATTTAATTCTGCTGCTGTTGCAGTGACACCATCTAATATGTTAAGCTCTGCTGCTGTACTGGTTACGGCTGTGCCATTGATAGATAAAGCATCTGTCTCTAGTGTACCATCAATGTCAGCATCTCCAGAAATATCTAGAGATCCTGCATCTAGTTCACCCGTAAGTGTAATATTTCTAAAACTAGATACGTCTTTATTTGAGTCTACTGTTACTACTTTATCAGCTACAACTGTTCCAGTAGACGATCCTGTATCGCTATAGTTTAGTTCTGATGCTGTTGCTGTCACGCCATCAAGTATGTTTAGCTCCGCTGCTGTAGACGTTACCCCGTCCATAATATTTAATTCAGCAGCCGTGGCTGTAATAGCAGTACCATTGAAGTTAATAGCATCAGCATGAAGTGTGCCATCAAAATACCCATCTTTAAATTCTAATGAAGATGTACCTAAATCTATATCATTATCTGTAACAGGAACAATAGCACCATCTTGTACACGTATTTGTTCAACTGCACTACTAGATACTTCTACAAAGAAACCTACTCTATTATTTGTACCATCTACTACAACCTTATTAAGAAAGTCTAAATCACCAATCTGAGGCACATTGCCGCCTTGTCCAGTATTCCCATCATGTCTATGACCTGTGCTAGAAGCACTAGATGAGGAGTATGCAAAAGCATTTACTAATTGATTGTATTCATTGTTAAATAAAGCTGCTGTAACAGTATCCCCATCTGCAAAAGAACTTTGTCTTGTATAATTCTGAGCCATTTACTATCTCCTACCTGATGGCATATAATCTATATAAATACCATTAACAGCATACGCTGCTTTTTGATCATTGCTAAAAATTCTAAAGCTACAAGTATTTCCAGAACCTTCTAAAGTAAGCCTTTCCATTGGATCAGTTGTTGCACCAAATATCATTGTACCAAATGTTCCTGAACCAAATATTGCTGGTAACTGAATTGTAGTAATAGAAAAAGGTTCTGGTTGAGGTATTGCATTATCTTCATAGTCAAACCTAACTCTAAAACTTGGTTCAACTTCACCTTCTGGACTAAAAGAAACTCTTGCATATTTAAGAGTTTTACGTGTGCCTACATCACCAAAATCAAAGTCAGGTGTTTGATATATAGCATCTATATCTATTGCTGAACCTGATTCAATAAAAGAAGTACCAGTATCATGATTATAAATAAAACCATCTTTATCACCATGAAATACTTTTTCTACACCATCTTTGTTTATATCAGAAACAAAACCTAATGCTTGAATGCCTACTGTTTCTGACCACGCAAAACCTTGAGAAGTAAAAGTCCCTATAATACCTTTAGCAGTAGAAGGACTTTCTCCCTCTTTACTATAAAATAATCTGTACTGTGACTTACTACGAAGAACACCACTTGTAATTATAAAGGCTGAATCAGCAGCTATATCAGAAATAATTTTTTGAATTTGTCTACTAACTGAACTTAACTCTACGTCACCAATACGTGCTGTACCTGCAATAGTACGAACACCATCAGGCGCAAGAAATAAAATATCACCTCCTACTTCTTGTATACTCCCACCATTAACACAGCCCACATTAGTTGTTATAGGCACAACAGCTATAGTAGAAGAATTATTAATATTTACAAGTTTATGTATGCTATTTTTACAAAATATAATAAGATCACTACGGAAACTAGCAAGACCTACAACAGCATCTTCAATTACTATACTACCTGATCCAGTGCTGCTAAAACTATCAATATCATTAGTTCCACTAAAAAAGATAGTATTCTTTGCTGTGGATGCACCTGCCACTACTAAGTGTTTGTCGTGTATGACACCAAAGGCAGGGCCTGTAGTCCCACTAACTGTAATTTCTTTAGCAAAAAATGTGCGAGAAGTTAAACCTCCTGTCCCTGTCATTTGAAATAGGAAAGGTTCGTTTACTCCATCACATATTACAAGCTCACCATAATCAGAAGTACCCTCGTACAAAGCAAAAGTACAACGTCCTTGAGAAGTTCTTGAAGCTACTGAACGTCCTGTAAAGGTTGAGTAGTTATCGCCACTAGCATCTACACTAGCCCTATTAATCTGTAGCCAAGTATCTTCACCATCAATACTAAAAAATATGTCTGTGCCTGAACAAACAATAATGCCATCTGCATAAACTGCTATTCCTAATATGGGGTTACCAGCGTTAGGACGGGTATCTCCAAAAGCTGTAAAGCCATTTATGCGCCTGTAACCACCGTCAGGATCTACCTCAAAGTTTTTTANGCGTGTAGCAAACCCCGGCTGAGAAAGCATTTCTAGCTGGTTAAGGTTGACGTTTAAACCGCCTTTACATGAGTAGCCCCAAGGTTGAGACACTAGACATACCTCACACGGTCATCTTTTATATAACCGGGATCAGGAGACATCAAACGTAATTTCATAAGTTTTAAACCACGTTTATAGTCTTCAAGAGCAAATGCAGCAGCCTGAGAGTTTTCTTTAAACTGATGCATAAAGTATCTAGCTCTTGCAATAAGAACAGTTCTGTACACATCAGGAAATACTATTTCATCGCCATGTGCCGATAGTTCTGTTGGCAGATCATAAGCAAAATAAATTACTTTATATACTTTATCAGGTATAGGACTCAAACCAAATGTTCTGCCATCTGAGCTTCTAATAACCCGACTAGGCACTCCAAACTTTTGAGTATCCGCATCATCAAGATTTTCACTAATGCGATAAAAATCTTTCCACTCTTCTATTGTAGTATATCTAAGATTACGTGCTACAAAAGGAGCAGACTCTCCACTAACACCTACAGTGGTTAAATAAAAGTTTTCAAACTCTACTGCACCATAGTCTGTAGTTAAAGAAGAACTAGCTGGTTTTAGTTCATACCAACGTGTACCTGCTACAGTTTCTTGAGATACATTACCAAACGTAGGATCACTTGCTCCACTTTCAGCAGTTGCTAAAAAAGGCCACTTAGGTTCTTCTGTTACAATATCTAAATAAGATCTATTAATAAGATCCTTAGCATGTTGCTGAATACCAATAGCATTAGCAAAGGTTGCAGAAGTTAAAGCAACCTCATTTAACTCTCGTAATAGCTCATTAGTTAATTGTAAAAAAGTAGTAGCCATTAGTTTTAGTTAGGCCCTGCTTTTGGCATTTCTTCACTGTATTTTGGATTGGCTACACCGCCACGCGCAGATGCTTTAGACCTCATTACACCACCACGCGCATATCCTTTAGGCCCCATTTTCTTCTTTTTCATTTTGCCGCCATTAGCAACTTTACCTCTTTTCTTAGTAGCCATTTTGCTTTTCATGCCCATTTTACTCTTCATCCTCTGTCTCCCTATATAAGTTATCGAAAACTTGATTAACGTCTAAAGTATAATCTAAATCAGATTTACTATAATGTGTCCACTGTGAGGGCCTAAAGTCTGGAGCACCTTCACCTACCTCAAACCAAGCAGGATGTGTCACCCGTACCCGATTATTTGGTAAAGCTACAATATTACCTGTCCATTCTCCAGCATCTAATAACTCAAGAACATGACTCTGTTTATGTTGTGCAGGATCATCTGCTATTTCTGAGTCTGTATAATCTACTGTAAAATAGTATTTAGCAGGATATAATTCACCATCTATTTTGGCAAACCAAGGACATGGTGTTGCTCTATCTAATACATAAACTGCATGATCTCTAGAGCTACAATCCCAAGGTTGTGCTGCCCATGTAGGCATAGGTGTAGGCCATTGTTCTAAAGGTGTATCTCCTACAAGACCAGTTATAGGCATCCTTGCCCACATTGCTCCACCGTGTACATTTGTTTCATCTGTATCGTAAGTTTCAGCACCTGTAAAAATAACTTGGAAGCTTAAAGATCTACAAGGAATGCTAGTTACAGCTATTGCCATTGCATGTATAAACTCGCCGTGATATTTTTGATGATTGTGTGTATATTCTTTTCTAACCCAACATTTAAAATGTGGAATATTACTTTGTAAATAAGCCATTAGACCTCGCTGTAATCATTAACGGTTTTTAGGTAGGCTCCTATTATACCCCGCCATTTGATTACATGCACTCTCCATTTCATAAATATTTGCAGAAACTCTTCCTCCAATCCCATAACTGTAACGTGGACTACTTCCCATCATCATTTGACTACGCATACTGCCCATCATATCTTCATCCATTTTAGAGACACCCATAGCAGCTTTTTTACGTTCCATACCACCCTCTACCATCATGCTTCTCCCTGTGTACATATTAGGTACATAACCTTTTTTTCTAGGAACTTTATTAATAGGATCATGCATCAATCTTGCTCCATAGAAAAAGTTTTACTTTTATTTCTAGCTGCCTCAAACTCTGTACTATACTCAGATGTATCTAAATCTTTTCTAAAGATTCGTTCATAGTTATCTTTGTATTGCGAAAGATTCATTCCTTTACGAAATCTACTATCTTTACTTACAATAGTTTTACGAAACATCATAGGGTTTTCATTAGAACCAACTTGAGGCATAATTAAATCTCCAGTAAAAAGAGAGGGCCACCGAAGCAGCCCTCCCAAAACGGTCTAGTCAATACCGTAAAAGGCAGAAACAAGAGCTTCTGGACGAAGAACTGTTGCGCCATATACGTGAAGACCACGAACAATATCACCAAAGCTATCTGGGTCACGAATAACCTCAGTGCTAGTGATTGTTTGAGCAGTAGCCGTAGAAGACATATGACCAGCCAAGCACTTACCAGCAGCGTTAGACGTTGCAGCAATGTTGTTTGACTTGTACATATCAAATCCACGCAGCTTGCCAGAGCTTACCAATCCATTACGGATTGAGCCTTGACCTGCATTGTAGTCTACTGACAAGAGCTTGGAAGAACTTTGAACAAGAACTTCGTAGAACTCTGGATTAGCAAGGAACCATCGTCCTTCTTCTGGTACGTTTTGCTCATCAAGCAAACGTGCCATACGAGAAAGAACATCAATAGGATCATGCTCACTACCAGCAAAACCAATGTCCAAGTTACCAGTACCATCAAAAGTACCAGCAGCAAGGTCAGTAGCATTGTCAGAACCAAGAATGTGATTAGGGCTAGAAGCCGATACACCAGCAAACATCTCAGCAATAACACCTGCATCAAAAGCATCACGCAATGCGTAAGCTGCTGAAGAGGTTGCTACATCACGGAAGTTGACATGAGACATATTCGTTTCAATATCATCAACGATGAATTTGAAAGCATTAGCTACATCAACAATCAAGGTAAGTTCTTGGTCAGTTAGTGCAGTTTTAGTAATGTCAGCACCACGCTCATAGTTGACAACTGTAATTTCAGGCTCTTTGATGATGCGAACACTGTCACCAAATGCAGAAATTTCTCCAGCATAGTCGGTGTTAGTGATTGCTTCAACTACAGAAGCTTTACGGAAAAAGTTTAGTACCTGTTTGGAATAAACTTTAGGTAGGAAAAACGAATTAGTTTGTCCTGATACGGNGTTACCAAAGTTACCATTGGTATCCGTAGACTGTTCAAAAAATTGATCTGATACATTAAAAGCCATGTTAATATACTCCTAGTAAAACATTTATTTTACTACTCTGCCCTCCGACATAGCTTGACGAATTTCATCTTCATACTTATCAAACTGGTCTAGGGACATAGCAGCTATTTCCCGTTCAGTCCAGACTTTAGGCTGTTTAGCATCTACAGAAGTAGTTTTGGTGGAAACCATATCTGCAGCAGTGCCTCTTTGCTGTTGTTGTCTAGGCTGTTGTTTTTGAGACATGCCAGTTTCTAACTTGTACAAGTCAATAGCTTTAGATGCTAAAGTAACATTATTAGGATTATTATAAATCCAATCTTGAATTTGCTCTGGTTGTTCTTTAGCCCACTCATGGAACTGTGCATCTCCTCTGATATCTTCAAAGTCTGGATGCCGTTCTTTAAGTGTGCTTTCAGCTTCTCGACGCAATACTTCAGACTCACGCTGACGCATAGCCTGTAATTGTGCTTCAAGATCTGCAACCTGACGTTGACTCTGCATATGTGCTACAGTTTCAACAGTGTTATACAAATCAGGATACTCTTGCTTAAAACTTTCTAACTCTTCTTCAGACTTAGGAGGTGCATAAGCTGGTTTTGCTGCCTGAGCCATCGCAATAAGTTCTTGTTCCTTTTGCTTAAACTCTGAAAGCTTATCATCATAATGTTTTTTTAAATCATCATAACGCTTTTTATAGTTAGTTCTTTTACGAGGTTGAGCATCTTCTTCAGGGGCCTCTTCATCGGGGGTAGCCTGTTGTTGCTCTGAGTAAAATAATCCATCTGCATTACCCATACTTGGCTTATCTTCTGTATGCCAAGGCTTACGAGCATTATAAGGATTACTAACTTCTTCTTGTACTTCTGCCATTCTCAATCTCCTTCACGGGGCTTGTGTCTTGCAAGGTAGCCATTATTAACTCCGTCGAGTAAATGGGGCTTGTCTTACCAAGGTAGCCGTAAAATTATCGAAGGCTGGGCATCTTGTTGGCTCCCATCATAAGCTTCTCAATTTCTTCTTGAGTCTTGCTCATTCCGAGATCTTCTTCATCCATCATTCCACCTTCAGCCATCATTACACCGCCATCATAGGCACGTTCAGCATCATCCATCATTCGTTGGAGATTGTCTGCACCAAGTTGGTCGGTAGCTTTTTTGGTAAATACAAACTCACCATCGCTTAAACGCGCAGGTATAGAGTCTGATACACCAGTTCCGGGGCCTTCAACTTCTCCAGCACCCGAAAATTCACTAGCAACTGTAATTACTTTATCTAAAATATCCGATAGTCTTGGATCTTTTTGTAATACATTTACTAAATAATCTTGTTCATCATCATTAAGAGATTCGTCCATAATGTATGCTATATAGTCTTCTTCCATTTCAGCATCAGGAAGTTGTGATGCTATTGCTTCATCCATTTCATCTTCTGGAATATTTGGATAAGTATCTACTGGCATACCTTCTGTAGGCATCATCATGGAGCCTTCTGCTTTAGCTTTTCTTTCTGGTTTATCTATAATTCCTGCATCTCTAGCTTTATCTCCTAAATAAATAATAGAATCTACTACAGATTCAGGAATATCTCCTATAGATTCATTCATTTTATCTATAGTTTTTTGTGAGACACCTAATAAAGATAATCCTTGAAACATGCCCTTTTCTGAATAATAAGGACTATCAGTTACGAGTTTAGAATCGTCTTTAGCTTTTGAGCCTTCTGCTTTAGGTTCTCTACCTTTTTCAAATTCAATTAAGATAGGAGTCTTTTTAACTGGCAGTAAACGTCCTGATTCATCTCTAGCCATATATTTATCTAAAACTTTTTTGCGTATACTTTTTTCACCTTCTGTTAACTCTCTACTTAAAAGTTTATTAAATTTATCTTCAGTTAATATTTTTTTAACACTTTTAGGCTCTAAACCACTATCTATAAGTTCATTAGCAATCTTATCATTAAGTTCTTTATGTCCTATTAAATCAGGATAAGCTTCTAAAAGAGCTTCTGGAGTTTTATACTCTCTAATTAAAAAGTCCTTATCATAAGTTACTCCTGCTCCTTGTGCATTGTCTTTACTTAATTCTCTTAAAGCTTTTATTACTTCTTTGCCTACTTTTACAAAAGAACCTACACCATATTGCTCTCTAGCCATCATTAAAGAGCCGCCTTCATTAAAAACTCCACGGCCTTTTAAAATATCTGCCTGAGTAACCTTCCCGTCGCCTGTAAGATCTGGAAATTTGCTAGTACTACCTTCAGAAAGTGTTTGTCTTTTAAACATAGAAGCAGCTTCTTGATCACGCCTACGAGTCTCCATACCCTTCATTTTTTCTTCCATCTTTTTTTCTCTAGCAGCTTGACGTTGTTCTGCCATACGTTGAGCATCCATATTACGCTGCTGTTGAAGAAGACCTTGTTCTCTTTCATTATCTGCACTTGCTTGTGCTGAACGCATTACTTCAGGGTCTGTTAAAGGATCAGAATCTATATCTAATAGACTATTTAATTTTTTACGATATTTCTTTTCTGCATCTACTTTAGTCTTCTCGAATTTTCTTTGTAATTCATTAGCCATTTATTCTTTCCTATCTAAAACTTCATTAACTACTTGAGGTAATTCTAATAATCTACCCAGAAAACTCAGCTTCCCCTGACTGCGGAACATTTCCTGTTCCGATGTTGCCGCCACCAGTACCTGTAACTCCAAGGTCTTGAGGTTGTTCAGGTACTCCTCCACCGCCTTCCATTGCTGCTTGTCCTTGGTCAATGGGGCCAGCTTCCGCGCCAGTTGCTTGTCCAACATTATTTTGCATTCCTATAATCTGTGCCATCAATGCGGCTTCTTCGGGATCGTTCATCAACTCATCTGGGTCTAAGTCTAGACTGTACGCCAGTTCGCTGATAAGCTTGTTCATCTTAATAAACGGAGCTACAGCAGGATTAGATGCAGTCTGTAAGAACATCGTAAGACGTTGACTGCGTACTTCTTTTTGCATCAAGCTGTTTGTGCCTGTAGCTTTTACTTCTAAATCACCCTCTACTCCTAGTTTAGATTCTAAAAACTGCATATTCCATTGAAAGTATGCTTCACCTAATGGCTTTAACAGGAAGTCATCTAAGTTTTTAATAACAGTCTTAATATTTAAAGATGCTGCACCAAGCAACATAGACATGCCCGATGCGGTNCGTGTCATGCTTTGTACACCTGTTTGCCCATGACTATAGCTGGGGATACCTGTTTGCTCATCCGCAAGCTGTCGGAACTTGTCAAACATTTGCATGTTTTCATTAGTTGTATTAGGAAACTTTAAACCATTAATAGCTGTTCCCGGTACACCAGCTTGTCGCCTAAATACTTTACCGGGATAAATTTCCATACTTTGACCACCTACTAAAGCAGTCTCATCTACATCAAAAACTACTGAGCCTGATAATGCAAGATTATCAATAGCCATACGCGCATGACCATTCATAATCTTTTGACTATCATCCATGTTTTCTGCTACACCTATACCAAAAAAGCTATAGGGATTCTTTTCATAGCTAAACGCATGATAAGGTATGCGAAAAGGTGTAAAAGGATTTACAACAGCCCTAAGCATCTTATTGCCACATATCCAAGCATTTATTTGTACTTCATCTAAATCATCAATAGACTCATCAATTTCCATACCTACTTGTCGGCAGTATTCTGCATCCATTACACCCCAGTACTCTAATACTTCAAACTGTTGTGTCCCATATTCTTCATTACGACTATCGTCTTTTAATTCTTGTTCGTAATCTTTCTCAATATAGTTAGGGCCTAACATTAGGCACTCACGTATAGCATTCTTATCAAAGTAAGGCATCTTACTTAGACTACGAAGCTGAGTGCGATTCATTCTGTGGCGATGGAATACATATTCTGCTTCATCAATATTTGTTGCGTTGGGGTCTGGGAAAAAGTCCCAGATGCTGACAAACTCCAAGCGAGGCACCCTAACATCAACAGGAGAATAAGTTCTATTACCATCTTCTCCTTCATCCCATCTGTGGAGGGTTTTGTTAAAATTGAACGGCCCTTTGACAATTCCTGTGCCAAATAAAGCTGATTCAAATAATGAGTTTCTAATTTCACTAGCGCCGTTTGACTCCTCTATCTGATCATGTATAATCTTCTCCATACGTCTTGCAGCTTTTTGTGCAGGACTTATTTCAAGAATTTGTGGATCTGGTGAAGGCCCTTCAGTAAGCATTTCTTTTTCTGCTGCTTGCTTATCAAGCATCATCTCTTCAAACTTTCCTGTTCCGTAGGTAGCTCCGGGTTTTAATACTTTCCCATCACCTTCAAATCCTACATCATAAGGATTGTCTACTACTGCATCTTGGCCTTCATCTTCTAGCTCTTGCTGAGAAGTTTCTATCCCCGGAGTATTTGGTTTTAGATGTGCATATTCTGAAGTACCTTCAGGTACTTTAGTTTCTGAAACACCTATTGGAAATTTATTAGCTCCAAAAACTACATCTACAAGCTGCCCAAAAGCAGCTAGTACTTTAGTCTTTGTAACTTTTACAAATACTCTAGACTTTTCAGACTCCCTAAACCTAATATTCTTACCGTATAGTCCACGATAATTATGATAGGCAGCAAGCCATCTCTGCTCATCTAAATCTCTAGCAGTTTCAGAGGAAATAAATCTATCTTTAATTAAAGCTAATAAATTATTTTGTAAACTCTCTTCAAGAGTTAAATTTATTCCTTGCTCTTTTTCTACTTTTTGAAAATAGATAGAGTTAGATGTTAAATTATTTTCAGCCATTATTAGCTAGGAGTAACACCTAAATGTTGAAACTCTATAAGAAACGTAACTGTAGTAGCTGCTGTTGCTAAATCATTAGCAAGTGGCTTCAGTCGAATATGTAGAGTACGAGCAGCAGAGCTATACAAAGAACCTGCTAGGGTCATAGCCTCTGAAGTAGCTGGGCCACCATTCATGTTAGCAAACTTATTAGCTGTAGCTGGCAATCCATTTTCAATAATGTAAAGCGGTGTATTAGCTGTAATTGTTACCGCACTACCACCATCATCTGCAATGGCTTTTTCGTCAATAATTTGACCACCGCCAGCGGATGTACCCAAATCAAAATCAATATCATCTCCTGATGCACCAGCAGTAACTAAGTTACCATTAGCAATCATAATAAGATGCTTAATTGAAGTATCAGCAGGCTGAGTAAAGCTAACATCATAAGTAGCATCTGCTGTTACTGCAATAGTTCCTGTAGTAACAGACGTAGCTGAAGTAATTACATTATCTGCTAGTTCTCGNACATCTCCTGTACGNGCNGAGTTACGNCCTGTGTCTCTAATAGCAACAACTGGNTTTGACATTTTTATCTCCTTTAATATCCAAATTCCGAATCAACGGGTGTGTAAGCCTGTTCCATTCTCATGTATTTAAACTGATTAAATATATCATTAACTTTAGGTCTTGACATAATTAAGTAGCGTAAAGCATCATAAGCATGGTCTGGTGCATGTGTATCAACATCTTCAGGGTTAGATTTATCTAATGGAATACTTTGTAGCTCACGTATCAAGTTAGGACAATTACTAAATATTTGTATTTTAGGTCTTCCACTTGGTTGTGTTCGTAAGTATTCATGTATTTGAATCTTACCCTGAATCCTATTTTTATCTGCTCGACGCAGCTTATGCCCTGCACGTTGAAGTGTTTCTCCAACCGTAGGGCCTGTTGTCCCTGTTCTATTCCATGCCGCTGTATCTAACACACCTTGCACAGAAAAAGGATCTTCTAGCTCCATATTTGTAATCATCTGAGCTAGATCTTCACCTGTTAATCCTTTACGATATAACTCTCTATAAATTATTAATGTGCCATCAGAGGGATCAACAGTACCCCAAATACAAGCACTTTCAGAAGCATAACCATAGTCAATTCCTTTTACCCTTTCCCAACCTATTGGTATTTCAAATGGAGGAATAACATGCATTTCAGGATCAAATTCTGTAAATGCTGCACCTTCTGATATATCCCAATTACCTTCTAGTAGTTGTCTTCTTTGTACTTCAGGCAATGCTTTAAGCATTTGTTCATAACGACCATCAGAAGAAAGATGAGGATTATCTTCTAGTCTTGCTGGTATAAATTTACGACTTAATCCGTCTTTACCTAAAAAACTTTCATTAGGCGGGAAAGGATCAATATATCGTTTTTTAACCCAAGTAGCTCCAACACCACCGGGGTTAGCCGTACAACGTAGGTACGGGACAATCTCTGGATCAGTTGTCCGTAAACGTGATGCTAAATAATTCCACCCAAATTCAGTAGGCAGGTGGGTAATCTCATCAAATCCAATCCAAGAGTAGGCTTGTCCCTGATACCTATATACGTCTGCATCTCTTTCTAAGAAGCCAAACTCTATCTTAGCTCCACTAGGAAAGTTCCACAATTTTTCTACTTCTCTAAACTTACATCCCGATACCGCTTTAGGATAAAGTTCTCTTGATTTATCAATTAACTCCCTAAGCTCTGGCATAGAACGTCTTAGTATTAAAGCTCTATGTGCTGGTCTATGAACATATCGTAAAGGATCAACCAACATAGCATAAGATTTACCTCCTCCCGCTGCTCCACCATAAAGAACATCTAGTTCTCCAGCAGCTAAGAAATCAGTTTGAGGCCCTTCATTAGCCTTAAATACAACATCTTGGTCAGTGCTCTTTAAGTGCTCTCTTACAGACTGAGGTAAACCTTTTAAATTTTTATCTTCAACGACTTTATTATCGCTAATATTGTCTAGCTTTTTAAATACTTCTTGTTTATTCTTTAATCTTGATTTCTTTTTTTCTAACTTATTAGTAAGATTCTTTATATCTTTTTTCTGTTTAGCTACAGATCTTCTAGCTTGTATCTTAGCTTTTGTAGAACTATGATAATTATATTGAGATGTAGATCCTTGAGGTCTGCCTGCTTTCTTTCTAGGTGTACCATCCCTTTTTAAAATAAAAGATCCATCTTCATTAGTAGCATATCTTTCAGGATATATTTCCCAATCTTTCTTGTCTTGAGCCATAAGTTTTATCTATATGTTTTTGAAGACCACGCGCAGAAATTTGTCTACTCGTTTTGTATTCTAACCACTCTGCCCCCATTCTAAGACTAATTTCTTCATTAGCTATCATATCTGATATAAACTTTAAAGAATCTAGTTGTTCTTGAATAGGCTGTAACCACCCCTGTATATCTGAGATTTCATACCCAAAAGGTATTGTGGAAGTAACTCTTCGTATGTAACCTTCTGGAATATCCATATTAATCTTCTACATCAATAATTACAGTTTCTTTCGTGGGTAATATAAACAAACCACCTGACACATTATGATCTACAGACATTTTTTCAGTCTTTGATACACCAACACGATCTAGTATTTGCTGTGCAGCCTGAAGCCTAACATTTGCTTGAGGTACAGGACGATCAGAGTCCATAACTTCTACCATCTTCAAAGCAGCTTTAGGTGCATGGTGAGCTAAGAGGTTTTGGGCTAAATCCACTAATTCATCTTTAAGACTATTTATTACTTGATAGTGATTTCCCTTGTACCCTGCAAGCTCAGCAGCTAATTTAAGATCACCTCCTGTATCAACTACTTTATCTAAAAAAGTCTGTTGCATTTCAGTTAGTTCTTTCTTTTTAGATTTCTGTGCTAAGTAATTCATTTTGCTAAGTATAGGGTATATATTCTTATTTGTCAAGTGTTAATCTCTATTAATTGAAAATAATTCTTGACAAATGCAAAATCTAACCCTATACTGGAGCAATCCCTAGCCGGGGTTGCATATAATACCTTCCTAACCTATTTAGTCTTAATAGGTTTTATAACCCGCATATTCTGGTACACATTCCTAAACCTTCTTAAAATGTTTCTGATTGCTATATATATACCGCTAGGGGGTGTGGCATCCTGCCTACCCCTATCGACTAGACAGGCTCAGGTCTAGATAGTTTGACAAGCTTCTTAGTATTCTAGCTTAATACAAATAGGCCTAGCTCTAGGTAGATATTTTTAGTCTAGCCTAGTTCACTAAGCTTGTCAAGACGCTAATGGCTGTATTTTATTGAACTAGAAAGGTTTATAAATCTTTTAGATTCAATAGCCTAGAGAGTTTTTGTCTCTAAACTCCATAATTCCACAAACTATATCAATCTAAACCATAACGCTTCCCCACTTCACCACTCCACTTGGGGAGTGGCTACGCTCCCCTACACAACTTAAATCATACTAAGGACAACCTTATGGACTTTTTCAACAAAAACTCTTCTTCTGACCTCACTAACTTCAGATCGGGCAGAACTATGCATCCTGCAATATCTAAAAGATTTAGTAGTACTTTAGATTTTGCTAACGTCGATCAGGAGTTAGCAGCTCAAAAGAAAATACAGCCGCATTACTCTCTATCGAGAGCACTGCTCAGCGTCTTAGACAAGCTTGACAATAGCGAGAAGCTAGGATACGACGAGTGCTATGCTCTACTTAACGGTCAGCTTAGTCACTTGCCTGTTCCACTACAGACGCTAGTGAAGGCTGAGTGTGAAGAGCTAGGCCTCCAGATGCCTACGCACGAATGGCAGTTTAGCACTGACAGGGATGTTAGGCAGAAGGCTCAGCTAGAAGCTAAGAAGCTTATAGCAGAAAAAGCAAAGTCTATAGATTGGGCAGCTTTAGTTAGCTAGTAACACAGACCTGAGCATGTCTATAAACTGCTCAACAGCTTTTTTTTTACTAGTGGCTGCTAGTTTAGGAATGTAGGCAGTTTCAAAATCAATCATTTTATAAGGAAATAAAAATGAGTACAGACACAATTCAGTTGCAAATACAACTAAGTGAAATTTCTCAAGGAGCTTTAGAAAAGCTAATAGATAAATTAAAAGATCAAGTTTCTCTTGCTGAATTTTCTCTTGCTGAATTAAAAGAAAATAGTTCGGATGATATAGTTGAAATTTTAAAGCATGAAATGTTTATAATAGAATTAAAAAAGATTATAAACAGTTCGTTAGATAAACTTTTAGAAGAAAGTAAATCTCATCTATTATTATTAAAAGCTCTTAACACGGTGTTTGAAAAAGATCAACTAGAAAATATTCATTAGAGGAATAAAATAAATGTTTAGACAGTTTATAATAATTGCTATNTCTGTANNAACTTCAATAATTCTTATGTGGTCAGGCNTATGGTTAACATGGGGATATTATTCTACTGATATTCCTTTGCATGATGTGTTTTCTTTTGTTGGCCCGTTGTTGATTATTGTTAGTTTTGGATTACCTCTGTTAGTAATAGAGGAAATAGAATAGTGTCAAACGAATATCGTGAGATTTTATTAGAACAATTATATCTTGAAGCTCTTGAAAAAGGTATGACTGATGAAGAAGCTCAGGCATATGCTGAGCAAAGGTGCGAACAGTATGGAGATCCACCATGATGTACGAGGAATTTTCAAGGATGTGGTTCGCTCTGTGCGCTGATGGCACATTAAGCGTATTAGGCGATCACGGTGATTACGAAGCTGCTGATGCTGCTGCAGAGGACTTAGGACTAGATGTTGTTTGGCTAGTCTGTGGTGATGACGCAGCGCAGTGGGCTAACACCATCAATTCAAAGAATAAACAAACTTACAGTCTGTATAAATCTATTACAGATAACTGTAATGCTTGTGGTATTGAGAAACCTAAAAGTTCTATGTTCAAAAGTGGAAGAGTACTTCTTTGTTGTCAATGCATGATAAAAGACTTGCAGTTTAAGGAAAAAGCTGCTAAAATCTTTTCTTAGTTTAAAGGATCTTATGGACGTTAAATTGCTATTAATTGCTATGGACATAAGATTCTTTATCATTATTATCAATAACTTAAAGGAGGTTATTAATGCAAGAGGCCAATAAATATTTGACTTATGAAGATAAGATTAATTATCTTAGAGCAAGAGTAAAATCAAATAAAGATTCCAATGATCAAGGATGGAGAGCAGTCTCTAGGTTGTTGGGGTTAGGTGGTCATTGTGTTTTAAAGAACAGAATTATTAAAAAGCAATACAAAAAAGAATGGGATTTAGCAGCAGATTCATTAATAAATAGTTTGCATAATTCCGATCAATTAGATAAGTTCTCTCATGTACTCAAATAGAGTACGTTTTTCGGGTTCCCGCCTTGGGGGAAACCCTCATCACTTACTACATTATAAAAGGAAAAATAATGTTAGCATTTCAAAACGGTTATACACAACGCAAGCAAACCATTTTAGATCTTGGAGGTTGGTCAGAAGACTTTACATTCAAGACAGAAAAGGTTCCTCTCAAAACTATGCCAACTTTCCCAGAGGTAGGTAAAGAAATCGAAAGTAAAAAAGCATTAGTTAATGCAGATACTGGAGAGTTCTTAGCTATCGTTGGTAATAAATATACAAACAACTACAGCCACATGGAGCAGTTTACGACTGTAGAAAATCGTATTGCTCA